GGCTTGGTCTTCTTGCGAGCTTGTTCCAGCAGCGGGCGGATCTGCTCGAACCGCTCTCGGCTCATGTCACTCGGATAGGTCTTCTTGCGCATCACGATATTCTCCGGGTTTTGCGCAAGATCGTGAACAGGTTCTTACTGCGAAGTGGTCGGCAGGCTCCAGAATCAGGACGGAGACTGCGGGGCCGACGGTACGTACGTCGGCCGAAACAATGTGGTCATGATCCGCTCTTAGCCTGAAGACGGCGCGCCCATCTTGCAACACGTCACCGGTGATGGCGGCGCAAAACGCCTGCAAATTCGGGAAATGGTGGAGCGGGAAGTGATAGGTCTCGGCGTTCCGACTCTTGTTGGCTGATCGAATGTTCTCGGCCTGGGCCGTAACTGGCAGCAGCGCGGTATCCAGATCGAGAACGGACGAGTCCGGTACGGCCTTCATGTCCTGGATGCCCTCCAGGCTGGAACGAATTGCCGCCAGATCGCCCAGCAGCGCACGACGAGGCGGTTGGTTGTCTCTCCAGGCCGGGCTCCTGCCGCTCAGGTCGCTCAATTGCCCTGATGGACTTCTTGGGGGACTGGTGCCACCTGATTCTGTTGCGGGACGTTCCGTTGAATGCACCGAGCGCTCGGCATCAGAAGCGTAATGCCAACCGCTCACGCTGTTGCTTGATTTCGAAAAGCAGACACCCATGTTTTTAACCTCAAGAGGAGGATTCTGATTCTCATCGCACCAACCCCGCCTCGGCACGTCGGGAGCGAAGCAGTAGCAACTAGTGCGAACAGGGATGTCGCTGGCAGAGAGCGTTCTCAGGCATGCGGTGACTGCCGGCGTAGCCGGCCAGCCATATCAGCCGCTCAGTGCCTCCGCTTCCGCAACCTCGTCCTCCAGCGGCTCCTCGACACTCGGCAGGTTCAACTGCCACGCGTGCGCACCCTTGACCCTCACCAGATAGTCGCGCCACGGCGAGGTCTTGGAGAACAGGTTCGCGGGCGTCGCGCAGCCGGTGTCCTCCATCAGCTTCTTGGTGTTCACGTGCGGCGTACCGGCGGCGTAGGCATCGACCAGCCGCTGCAGCACGGCGATCTTGGCCTTGCCCGTGACACGCCAGGGCGCCCGGCCGGGGACAGACAGCTGGGCTGCATATCCATCCGCTGACACCTTGAGGCAGATGGCCGCGCCGCCCATGGCCGCCTGGTGTCCATGCCGGTAGAGCACCTTCAGGCGGGTGAGATCGACGGCCGTGCCCGACTGGGCAGGCGACAGGACGTCGTGGATCGGAACGACCACATTTGTCCCGGCAAACGGGAAGGGCGCCATCGACGTGGTCAGCACGATGCCGGGCACGGCGCGCGGGCGCAGTCGCAAAGCGGCATCGACCCGGGCGTACTGGCGCTCGCTCCCCATGCGGGTGGCGAAGTACAGCGCGACGGGTGCGCCGTCGACGTCGAGCTCGCCGAGGAACACCGGTTCCTCATCAAGGTGCCGGCCTCGCACACCCTGCAGCGTGCTGCCGAGCGCGGTGATGATCTCCTCGCGCAGCCAGTTCAGATGGACTTTCCAGCGCCGTGCATGCCGCGCCTGCAGCATGACATCGTCGCCCGTCAGCGGATCGCGATAGCGCACGAAATTCGCATCGGCACACCGCTCCAGCGGCACGGCGCAGCGCGTGCCATCGGCCAGCTCGACGACCTTCTGCGTAATGCGGTCGCCTTCGGTGAGGATGCCTTCGTCCTCGAAGCGCTCGATGTCGATGCCCAACTGGGCAAGCGCAAAGCCGTCCATCGGGCTGGTGGCGCACTCCAGCAGCCGCGCAACCTGTCCGATCAGGTCCGGATCGTCCACGCCGGAACCGGGGTTGAGCGGCTTGAGCACGCCCAGGGCTTCCAACAGCTGCGTGCCGACGCGCCGCAGGCGCAGGTCACGCTCGTTTTGCAAGCTGCAGCGCCCTGGTTCGGCCAGGATAATGGACAGTGGCGTCTCCGTGGCGTCCCCTGCAACAACGAGGTCCGCGACCAGCGTGACGCCCAGGATGGCGGCTGCCTGCGAGAAGGGGTGATTGCCCCAATGCTCGCCCAGCACATCGTGGAGCTCGGCGCCGCTGTCGAGGTGAATGGTCACCGTGTCGCTGGCATGGCCGAGCAGGGCGCGCGCTTCGGCCAGATACAGGCGCTCGACCTTGGCGCCGTCCAGGCGCGGCTTCACGTCCTTCAGGGGCTGGGCGAACCGGGACAGGTCGTAGCGCGATCGGTTGAGCGGCCGGCTGGACAGGGGCACCTTGAACCCGTGCGCGGACAGCACGTTGGCCAGCGGCGCCCGGGTGGACAGCGTGTGCGCGTAGACCTCGACAACCTTGCGGCCGGGCGCGTAGAGCAGCGTGGCATCGCGCGCCGGGAAGTAGCAGAAGCTGCGGCGGTTCCGGTTGACGACCTGTACCGCCGTGACCTGCTCGCCGGCGAAGCGCACGACCAGGCAGTGCGCAATCGAGCCCTCTCCGCCGTCGCTCTCGTCGGCCAGCGCGACGTGCACGACCTCGCAGGGCTCGGCCAGGCGCATCGCCTGCGTGAGCTCCGACTCCAGTTCCCGCTTCACCTTGTCGTTCCACAGGAAGGGCGGCGGCTCGTCGCACGGCACATCGAAGGCATCGTAGAGCCGCTTGTTGCCCCGGATATCGGCGGTGTTCAGGATCGATTCGGCGATCTCGAACAGGCGTGCGGTCGCGTCGGAATGCGCGCGCATCCAGACCGCGCGCCCGAACTCGCCGCCCGGCTGTGACAGGAAGGTGGCGAACAGGTCGGCATCGTTCAACTGGTCCGCGACGCTGGTGAGGATCAGCGCACCGCGCGACGAAGCGAGACGCACGATGCGCAGCGCCTCCCGTTCGGCAGGCTCGCGCAGATCGCGGCGCAGATGCCGGATGTGCTCCAGCAGCGCGCCGGGCAGGGTGGCTTCATCCTGCGACCAGTCAAAGCCGCGGCCCAGTGCCTGGCACTCGGGCAAGCCGCTGAAGACCCGCAGCACGGATGCCGGCGCACGTTCGATCAGGTCGAGCAGATTGCTCGCGTTGGTCAGAGTCTTTCTGGCCATGTGGTTCCCGTTCTTGCTTTTGGTGTGGTTTCCAGCCGTGTGGGCGTCAGTACCCCATGTCGAGCGCTTGCGCCTGCGCGGCCAATTCCTCCAGCGCCTGGTGGCGCTGTGCGTCCAGGCGCTTCTTGTAGTCGACTACGTCCCGGTAGCGCACGCGGCGATGCGTGCCGATCTTGTGGAACGGGATGTCGCCTCTTTCCAGCATCTGCACAAAAAATGGGCGGGACACCCCGAGCATCTGAGCGGCCTCCTGGGTGGTGAGTTCCGTGTGCGTCGGCACGATGGACACCGCGCAGCCTTTCTCGATCTGGTCCAGGACATCCTGCAGCAGCTGCAGCGCCGAGGCCGGCATGCGGACGGTCTGTACACGTCCACTGCCGTCGCGGAAATCCACCTGCCGGGTGCCAGCACCGGCCTTGAGCACGGCCTCCAGCGTGCGGCGTGCCTCGCGCGCCAGCGCGACGTCCTCTTCGGAAGGCTGCACTTTGGTGATGGCGGAGACGTTCATGGGCGGGGGCGCATCTTGGCGAATCTGGAAGGGGCGCGATTCTATTCGAAATAATCGAAATCGAAATAAGCGAAACGCAAGCCGACTTCTATATGGCACAAGGCTTTGCGGCCTACGCGCCGGTCGGGCATCCACCGCGCAGTGCCCACCAGAGCCCAAGATTTGCTCGCCCAAGCCCAAGGCGCCGGGCAATGAAATAGAGCCTCCTTCAACAAGAGGAGTCTCTACATGGCAATTCTTTCCTCATCTGTTCAATTGTCCCGACACAGCCGGCGGCACGTCGAGCCGGCGGCCAAGCGCATCGCGCTGAGCGAGACCGAGCTCGCTGCCCGCTGGGGGCTGTCGGTCAAAACGCTGCAGCGCTGGCGCCAGGACCACCTGGGCCCGGTCTTCTGCAAGCTCGGCTCCCGAGTCGCCTACCTGATCTCCGACATCGAAGCCTACGAGCGGCGCGTCTCGCGCAACTCGACGTCGGTTTGCGCCTACCACTGAGGAGATCGCCATGACGAATCAGACCCTGCTGCCGACCGACATCGCCGGGATGTCCGTTGCCGACCTGGCCAAGCTCTCGCCCCAGCGCAAGCACGAACTCGACGCCACGCTGGAAGCCGCCAGCGCCTGGCTCAAGCTCGCCCGCGCCAAGCTCGATGCAGCACTGGAACTGAGCTACGGCGACCAGGCTCGCGAGGAGCTGCGAGCGTCCGAGCGTGACTTCGGCACCGTTCACATTGCCGATGGTCCGCTGCGGATCAAGTACGAGCTGCCCAAGAAGGTCAGCTGGAGCCAGAAGCAGCTCAATGAGATCGCCGCGCGCATCGTCGCGGCCGGCGAGCAGCCCGAGGCTTACGTCGACATCAAGTTGACGGTGCCGGAATCGCGCTACAACAACTGGCCGCCCGCGCTGCGGGAGCAGTTCGCCCATGCCCGCACGGTCGAGCCGGCCAAGCCATCGTTCACGCTGACCCTGGACGAGGTGGTGGCATGAGCGGGCTTTCCATTATTGGCGCGGAGTCAACCCGGTTTGGGCCACGCTCGCGGCAGCCCCTGATCTCCCGATTTGCCCGTTACGTTCAGGTCTCGCCGGGAGGTTGCTGGTTGTGGACGGGGGCAAAGAATGCTTGTGGTTATGGCGTGCTGGGGCGCGGTCGTCGCAGCGAAGGGCTGATCAGGGCGCACAGGCTGGCTTATCAGCTCTTCCACGGCATCGTGCTTGAGCGCTCGCAGCATGTCCTTCATCGCTGCGATACCCGTGCTTGCGTCAATCCTGAGCACCTCTTCATCGGCACACAGCAGGACAACATGTGCGACATGCGCAGCAAAGGGCGGGCGGTGCCACCACCGCGCCATGTCGGCATTGCCAATCACAAAGCGAAGCTCGACGAGCACAAGGTTCGGCAAATCTTCGCCATGCGTCGTGCTGGCAATACCAAGTACCAGATCGCGCAGCGCATGGGTGTTTCCCGCGCCACCGTCTATTCAATTCTTAACCGATTCACATGGAGGCATGTCGATGTTGCCGATTATCTCTGCTGATCGACGTCTGGCCGAGCGGCGTGGCGTCAAGGGTGTGCTGGTGGGCAAGAGCGGGCTCGGAAAGACTTCGCAGCTCTGGACCCTGCCATCCGAAACCACGCTGTTTCTCGACCTGGAAGCCGGCGACCTGGCTGTCGAAGGTTGGGGTGGCGACACCATTCGGCCCCGTACCTGGCAGGAGTGCCGCGACTTCGCCGTTTTTATCGGCGGGCCGAATCCGGCACTGCGCGACGAGCAGCCGTTCAGCCAAGCCCACTATGACGCGGTCTGCGCGCGTTATGGCGACCCGGCCCAGCTCGTCAGGTACCAGACCGTCTTCGTTGACTCGATCACGGTCGCGGGCCGGTTGTGCATGCAGTGGTGCAAGGGCCAGCCGCAGGCTTACTCGGAGAAGACCGGCAAGCCGGACAATCGCGGCGCCTATGCACTGATGGGCCAGGAGATGATCGCCTGGCTCACGCATCTGCAGCATACGCGCGGCAAGAACGTCTGGTTCGTCGGCATCCTTGAGGAAAGACTCGATGACTACAACCGCCGTATCCAGCAGTTGCAGATCGATGGTTCCAAGACCGGGCTGGAGTTGCCCGGCATCGTCGACGAGGTCGTCACGCTCGCGGAATTCAAAGCCGAGGATGGTTCCAGCTATCGCGCTTTTGTCTGCCGCACCCTGAATCCCTGGGGGTATCCGGCCAAGGACCGTTCCGGCCGCCTGGATCTGATCGAGGAGCCTGATCTTGGCCGCCTCATGCAGAAAATTTCCGGCCCCGCCCGTCCTGTAAGCGAACGGCTCGACTTCACGCATCCCGGTGCCGGGCATGCCAGTGTCGTCCCGAGCGCAGCCGCAAACACCACCGAATCCGCAGAGCACACCGCATGAATAGCGCAATGACCTACAACGCCAGCCCGTGGCAAGACTTCAACGACGCCGAGCAGCAGCAAGGCTTCGACCTGATTCCCAAAGGCACCCTGATACCGGTGCGCATGGTCCTCAAGCCGGGCGGCTATGACGATCCCTCGCAGGGCTGGGTCGGCGGCTACGCGAGCGAGTCGTTCGAGACCGGCTCGGTCTACCTGGCCGCCGAGTTCGTCGTGACCGGCGGCGAGCACGCCAAGCGCAAGCTGTGGACCAACGTTGGCCTGCATTCGCCCAAGGGCCCGACGTGGGCACAGATGGGGCGCAGCTTCATCCGCGCCGCGCTCAACAGCGCCCGGAACATCCACCCGCAGGACACGTCGCCACAGGCGGTGGCCGCCCGCCGCATCCAGGGCTTCCACGAGCTCGACGGGCTGGAATTCATTGCGCGCGTCGACGTCGAGAAGGATCCCAAGGGGGAGGACCGCAACGTGATCCGGCTCGCCGTCGAACCCGATCACCCGGAATACGCCCGCCTCAAGGGTGTGCCGGCCAAGACCCATCCGGGTGGCGGCACCTCCGGTGCACCCGCGCAGTCTCTGCCGGCCCGCGCCGTACCGGCTGCGCAGCGCCCGCCCGTGACTGGCAAGCCTGCCTGGGCTCAGTGAGGGAGAAATGAAATGCTGGGTCTGCAAACGGCAGGCCCGGGGATTCCATCACGCCGACACCCGTCATGGGGTCGGCGATCCCCGGCGCTTTGTTCCGGATTGGGTGTTCTGCTCGCGCCGCTGCCAGGACGCCTTTCACGCGCTGTACGGCAACTGGCGCCAAGCCATGGAAGGACAGGACAGGGAGGTCCGCATGCTTGACGCATCCGACGTCGAACGCGCAGCCATGCGCACATGCCTGAAGGCATTCGGCCAGGTGGCCGAAGCGATCGGCTTCATCAAGCCGCTGGCGGCGTACACCGAGGCCGAGGCGCTGTGCGTCATCGATGCGATCGTGACGCGTTACACCGAAGCGATGGTCGAGCACCACGAGCACACCCGCACGCCACTGGTGCGCGGCAGCGCGGCAAGCAAGGCTGCGGCGCAGGATCCGTTCGCCGAGCTCGAAGAGCTGCCGTGGGAGACCGCCGAGGGGGACGCGTGATGCTGGACTTCAATTCCTCGGCGAGCCTCTCCGGACAGGTCGCCTCGCTGATCGACATCGGCCTGCAGCGCGATCGCGCGAGCCAGCCGGTGCGCCAGTACCTGGGCGCGTCGCGCCTGGGTGTGGCCTGCGAGCGCGCGCTGCAGTACGAGTTCGCCCAGGCACCGGCCGACTACGGCCGCGAGCATGATGGCCGGATGCTGCGCATCTTCGAGCGCGGCCACGTGATCGAGGACTGCATGGTCGACTGGCTGCGTGGCGCGGGGTTCGACCTGCGCACGCGCAAGCCCAACAGCGAGCAATTCGGTTTCGCGGCCGCCGATGGGCACTTGAAGGGGCATATCGACGGCGTCATCGTCGCGGGCCCCGAGGGCTTCGGCTACCCGATGCTGTGGGAGAACAAGTGCCTCGGCAACAAGTCCTGGCGTGACCTGCAGAAGCACCGCCTCGCGGTGGCCAAGCCGGTCTATGCCGCCCAGGTCGCGCTGTACCAGGCGTATCTCGAGCTGCACGAGCACCCGGCGCTCTTCACGGCGATCAACGCCGACACGATGGCGCTCTACGCCGAACTGGTGCCGTTCGACGCGGCACTGGCGCAGCGCATGTCCGACCGCGCGGTGAAGGTGATCGGCGCGACCGCGGCCGGCGAACTGCTGCCACGCGCGTTCAGCGACCCCACCCATTTCGAGTGCCGCATGTGCACGTGGCAGGACCGCTGCTGGAGGACGCACGCATGAGCCGAACCAATCAAACGGCGTCGGCCCCAGTGGACGAGCCCATGATCGACGCCAACCATGCGGCGGCGGCTCTGCAGCTGCCGTACTACTGGTTCGCCGACCACACCATGCGCGCGCGCTTCCGGATTCCGCACTATCTGCTGGGCAGCCTGGTGCGTTTCCGGCTATCCGAGCTCAAAGCCTGGCTGGCGACGACCACGGTGCATCGACCCGACGCGGACCTTGTTGGCGGCACGCTGGAGGACGACGAGTCATGATCGACTTCAACGAGATCCCACTGGTCACCGGCCAACTGGACGCGCAGCGCGACGAGATTCGCGCGGCGTTACTCGCACGCCTGGAGTTTGTGTTGAGCGTGTTGTTTCCGGCCGGCAAGAAGCGCCGCGGCAAGTTTGTGATCGGCGACATCCTGGGCAGTCCGGGCGACAGCCTGGAGGTGGTGCTCGACGGCGAAAAGGCGGGGTTGTGGACCGATCGGGCTACCGGCGACGGTGGCGACGTTTTCGACCTCATCGCCGCCCAGGCGGGCCTGCAGGTTGCCACGGGCTTCTCGCAGGTGCTCGAACGCGCCGTGCAGCTGCTCGGCCACTCCAGCGCGCAGCCGGTGCGCCGCAAGCGCCGCGAGCCGCCGACCGACGAGCTCGGCCCCGCCACGGCCAAGTGGGACTACCTGGACGCCGCCGGCAAGCTGCTCGGTGTGGTGTACCGCTACGACCCGCCCGGTGGGGCCAAGGAGTTCCGGCCGTGGGACGCCAAGCGTCGCAAGATGGCGCCGCCGGATCCGCGCCCGCTGTACAACCAGCCGGGGCTGGCGAGCGCTACGCAGGTGGTGTTTGTCGAAGGCGAGAAATGCGCCCAGGCCCTGATCGACGCCGGCATCGTCGCCACCACGGCGATGCACGGGGCGAACGCGCCGGTCGAGAAGACCGACTGGTCGCCGCTGGCCGGCAAGATCGTGCTGATCTGGCCCGACCGGGACAAACCGGGCTGGGAGTACGCAGCCAACGCGGCTCAGGCCATGCTGAGGGCAGGCGCCGTGTCGGTGGCCATCCTTGTGCCGCCCGAAGACGCGCCGGCGGGCTGGGACGCGGCCGACGCCATCGAGGAAGGGTTCGACATCGGCGGCTATCTGGCAGCCGGCGCGCGGGTGCCCGTGGTGCTGGAGGTGGATGACACCGTGTCGGCCGACGTGCTGGAGGGCGTGGACTGGGAAACCGAGGACGGGCTGGCGACGGCCTTCACGCGCCGTTATGGCGACGACTGGCGGTACTGCTCCCTGTGGGGCAAGTGGCTGGTCTGGACCGGCGTACGCTGGAATTCCGACCAGTTGCTCTACGTCACCCACTTGTCGCGTGGCATCTGCCGGTCGGCGTCGCTCAAGGCGGACACGGCACGACAGAAGACCAAGCTGGCGAGTTCGGCAACGATCGCCGCAGTCGAGAAGATCGCCCGCTCGGATCCCAAGCACGCGGCGACCGCAGACGAGTGGGATGCCGACGTCTGGGCGCTCAACACGCCGGGCGGCGTGGTCGACCTGCGCACGGGCCAACTGCGCGCGCATCGGCGCGAGGACCGGATGACCAAGGTGACGACAGCGACGCCGCGCGGGCGCAATGGCGAGGGCTGTCCGGCATGGCTCGCCTTCATCGCGGACATCACCGGTGGCAACACGGATCTCGCGGCCTATCTGCAGCGGGTGGTCGGCTACTGCCTGACCGGGGTGACCAGCGAACACGCGCTGTTCTTCCTGTACGGCACCGGCGCCAACGGCAAATCGGTCTTCGTGAACGTGCTGACCACGATCCTGGGCGACTACGCGGCCAATGCGCCGATGGACACCTTCATGGAAGCCCGCGGTGATCGCCATCCGACCGAACTGGCGGGCTTGCGCGGCGCACGCCTGGTGTCGTCCATCGAGACGGAGCAGGGCAGGCGCTGGAACGAGTCGAAGGTCAAGGCCATCACCGGTGGCGACAAGGTGTCCGCGCGTTTCATGCGCCAGGACTTCTTTGACTACCTGCCGCAGTTCAAGCTGCTGATCGCCGGCAACCACAAGCCCGCGATCCGCAACGTGGACGAGGCGATGAAGCGGAGGTTGCACCTGATCCCGTTCACGGTGACGGTGCCGCCAGAGCGCCGCGACGGCCGGCTCACCGAGAAGCTGCTCAAGGAGCGCGACGGAATCCTGGCGTGGGCCATCGAAGGGTGCCTTGCCTGGCAGCGCCAGCGCCTGGACCCGCCCGACTGCGTGCGGTCGGCCACGGAAGAGTACTTCGATGAGGAGGACGCCATCGGCGACTTCCTCGATGAAGAGGCCCAGTGCCATCAGCAGGCACGTGTGGCCGTGGCCGACGTGTTCCTGCGCTGGCAGGAGTGGGCTGGCCGGCGTGGCGAGTACGTGGGGACCAGCCGGTGGCTCGCGCAACAGCTGACCAATCGGGGCTTCGATCGCACGCGCCTGCATGGTGGGGTCAAGGGACTCGCCGGGATTTCGCTCAAACCAAAGGACTACGGCAATCGCCTGCCGTATCGCGACGACTGATCACGGTGACCGAAGGTGACCCGCTCAAGGATTGATCTCTTTACGTGCGTATACGCGTACGCGTAGAGGTTAATCCGGACGACAGTCACCTTCGGTCACCATCTGCATGACGACTCAAAGATGACAACGACGATTCTCGCCCTGGACCTGGGTACCAAGACCGGCTGGGCATTGCAGTATCTGGACGGCAGCATTGCCAGCGGCACGCAGGATTTCAAACCGAAACGCTTCGAAGGCGGCGGCATGCGCTACCTGCGCTTCAAGCGGTGGCTCAACGAACTGAAGCTCGCCTGCAGCCACATCAACGTGGTGTACTTCGAGGAAGTGCGCCGGCATGCGGGCGTGGATGCCGCGCACATCTACGGCGGTCTGCTCGGGCACCTGAGCGCCTGGTGCGAGCACCACAACATCCCCTACGTGGGCGTTCCAGTCGGCACCATCAAGAAGTACGCGACCGGCAAGGGCAACGCGAGCAAGGACGAGATGATCGCGTCCGTCTGCAAGCGCGGCCATGAACCGTCCGACGACAACGAAGCCGACGCCCTGGCGATTCTGTACTGGGCGGCCGAGACGCAGGAGGTGTGACATGAAGATTCGCACGCCACCCTACCGTTCCGCGCTGGCCCGCACGCAGCCCGAGGTCACGGACCTCGAAGCCTTCAAACGGCAAGGCTGGCGGGAGCAGCGGATCCTCGTGATCGCCGAATCCGACGCGCGCCTGGACTTCCTCGAACGCGAGCTGGTGCGCCGCATCGGCGAGCGGCTGTATGGCGAGGGAGGCCGGCACCGTGGCTGAGTGGACCAAGGAGGACGTGGCGGCCCGCTTCGAGGACGCCGCCAACACGGGACGGCGCCTGCCGCCCATCCGCGTGCAGGGCTACATCAACACGTGGCCCACCATCGTGCGTCGCGAGTGGGAAGCCTTCGCGGCCGACGAAAAGGTCTACCGGCCTTTCCCGCCCAGTCCCCAGGCCATCGATCGCATGCTGGAGACCATGCGCTGGGTGCAATGGCTGGAGGTCGAGCAGCGCCATCTCGTGTGGATGCGGGCCAAAGGCTATGGCTGGCGCGAGATCACGCTGCGCTTCGCCTGCGATCGCACGACCGCCTGGCGACGCTGGCAACGGGCGCTGGAGATCGTGGCAGGCAGGCTCAACGCACCGCCACATTGACTGAAGGGAGGGCGACGCTATACTAACAACTGTTAGTAATAGTTAGGATGCATCATGCCTACCAGCGTCGCCCTCGGCAATCATTTCGAGACCTTCATCCGTGAGCAGGTGCAAAGCGGCCGGTTCAACAACGTAAGCGAGGTCGTGCGTGCCGGGCTTCGCCTGCTCGAAGAGAGCGAGCAGCACCGTCAACTTCATCTGGAGGCGTTGCGCGCCGAGATCGCAGCAGGCAGAGCGAGCGGCCCGACCAAGCCTGCCGATGAGGTGTTTTCCCGTCTTGAAGCCAAGTACAGCGCACAAGCCAAGCGCAAGCAGAACTGATGCGTCTTGCCATTACCCCGCTGGCTGAGCAAGACCTGGAATCCATTGCTGACTACATCGCGCAAGACAACCCGGCACGGGCCGTCATATTCGTGCGTGAGTTGCAGGGGCAATGCCAGCGCCTCGTGCTGAATCCGCCCGGCTATCGCTTACGGCCAGAACTCGGCGACGGCATCCGTTCATGCGCCCACGGCCGTTACGTGATTTTCTTTGTCACGACTCCGGACGAAGTGATCGTCATTCGCATCCTGCATGGCGCCGGTGATCTGCCCGCCGTTTTTCATCCCGATGAGCCATAAGCACCCGAGTAATTCACTGAGAAAGACCAGCGATATCGAACGACTCCGTGAGTTGTTGCGCCAGGGTGCCGCATCCTCTCCTACGACGCCGGTGGACGCAAATTATTTCGATGCGCTGCGTGAGCGCGTGGCCAAGTCCATCAACGGTCCAAAGCAAAGAGTAACGTAGGGTAATGCTTGCCGCGAATGTCCGCTGTTTGCCCCGATTGTCCGATTCGGGGGCGGCACGCAGTGCAACAAATCGGGCGATTTGAGGGTAGTATCTCGTCTATCGTTCGGATAACGGCGCAGATAGCAAGGGGTACCGCGAAAAAAAGGGGTCCTTCCTGCAAAAAGCGCAATACGGGAGGCGCGAGCGCAACGCTTGCCTACCGTCAGGGTGCGAACCCAGGTTCGCACAGTGCGCGGTTCGCACCCCCGTCCGGTTCGCACGACTCCATTCCACGCCCGCCCACGGCCCGTCCGTCGGCGGGCGTTTTTATTTCTACGCGGCAATACCGCATACGGCCTGCGCCGGGATTCGTCCCCGCGCGGGCCGTTTCCTTTTGGGAACCCGAAACAGAACATGCTCAACGTCGAGTACCGCAAGGTTCAGGCGCTGATTCCCTACGCCAGGAACCCGCGAACGCACAGCGACGAGCAGGTGGCCAGGATTGCCGCCAGCATCGTGGAGTACGGCTGGACCAACCCGGTCCTGGTCGACGGCGAGAACGGTGTGATCGCGGGCCATGGACGCCTGGCCGCCGCGCGCCACCTCGGCATGGAAGACGTGCCGGTGATCGAACTGGCGCACCTGTCGCCCACGCAGAAGCGAGCGTTGATCCTCGCCGACAACCGCATCGCGCTCGATGCCGGCTGGGACGAGGAACTGCTGGCGCTGGAATTTACCGAGTTGGCCGACGCCGGCTACGACCTGGCGCTGACCGGATTCAACGACGCCGAGATCGATGCACTGCTGGCCGACGATCTGGGCGAAGCTGAGGACGGCGAAGGGCAGGGCGATCCGGAACCGGACGCAGCGAATGACGTGCCCGAAGCATCGGCGGTGCCGGTGTCCCGGCCGGGCGACGTCTGGCTGCTGGGTGAACACCGCATGATCTGCGGTGATGCCACCGATGCCGTGGCGATCGCAACCCTGATGGCGGATCAGCAAGCCGACCTGTGCTTCACCTCGCCGCCGTACGCCAACCAACGCAACTACACCAGCGGCGGCATCGCCGACTGGGATGTGTTGATGCGGGGCGTGTTCGGCAATCTGCCGATGGCCGCCGACGGCCAGATTCTCGTGAACCTCGGGCTGGTGCACCGCGACAGCGAGGTCGTCCCGTACTGGGACGCCTGGATCGGCTGGATGCGCACGCAGGGCTGGCGACGGTTCGGCTGGTACGTCTGGGACCAGGGGCCGGGCATGCCGGGCGACTGGATGGGGCGTCTGGGGCCATCCTTCGAATTCGTCTTCCACTTCAATCGGGAGGCCCGCCGGCCGAACAAGACGGTAGCGTGCAAGTTCGCCGGCAAGGATGAACACCTGCGGTCGGACGGCACGTCGACCTCGATGCGCGGCAAGGACGGCGTTCGGGGAAGCTGGGCGCACGAGGGCACGGTCACGCAGGACACCCGGATTCCCGATTCGGTGATCCGCGTGATGCGGCACAAGGGCAAGATCGGCCGCGACATCGACCACCCGGCCGTGTTCCCGGTCGCGTTGCCGGAGTTCGTGATCGAGGCGTACTCGGATGCCGGCGACATCGTGTTCGAGCCCTTCGGCGGCAGCGGCACCACCATGCTGGCCGCCCAGCGCACCGGCCGGCGATGCCGCAGCGTCGAGATCGCACCCGAATATGTGGACGTCGCGATCAAGCGCTTCCAGCAGAACTTCCCGGAGGTGCCGGTGACGCTGCAGTCGACCGGGCAGTCCTTCGAGGCGGTCTCGGCGGAGCGGATGGCGGGCGAGGGGGTGGTGTAATGACGGCCTCCTGGCTCGCAGGCAAGATCGAACACTGGCCGATTCAGCGGCTGGCCCCCTACGCGGCCAACGCCCGGACGCACTCCGACGAGCAGATTGCACAGATCGCGGCCAGCATCGTCGAGTTTGGATTCACCAACCCCATCCTGGTCGGTCGTGACGGCATCATCGTCGCGGGCCACGGGCGGCTCGCCGCCGCCCGGAAACTGGGCCTGGAGACGGTGCCGGTGATCGTGCCCGATCACCTGAGCCCCACGCAACGCCGTGCCCTGGTGATCGCGGACAACCGCATCGCCGAGAACGCGGGCTGGGATGAAGCGGTGCTGCGCGCCGAGCTGGCCGCACTCGATGCGGCGGACTTCGATCTGTCGTTGACGGGCTTCGACGCCGACGCGCTGGCCGAGCTGATGGACGAGGAGGAGGGCGACGGCCAGGCGGCGGAAGCTCCGTTGCCGGAGGTCCCCGATGATCCGATCTCCCGGCCCGGAGACATCTGGGTGATGGGCAAGCATCGTCTCCTCTGCGGTGATGCCACGGTCGCCAAGAACTACGATCGGCTGTTGCAGGGCGAGCCGGCAGACATGGCTTTTCTAGATCCCCCCTATAACGTGAACTATGCCAACACGGCTAAGGACCGACAGCGCGGCACGAGCCGGGCCATCCTGAACGACAACCTGGGGGGCGGCTTCTACGACTTCCTGCTGGCGGCGCTGACGCCGCTGGTTGCCAACTGCCGGGGCGCCATCTATGTGGCCATGTCCTCCAGCGAACTGGACGTGCTGCAGGCGGCGTTCCGCGAAGCCGGCGGGCACTGGTCGACCTTCATCATCTGGGCCAAGGATCGCTTCACGCTCGGGCGCGCGGACTACCAGCGGCAGTACGAGCCGATCCTGTATGGATGGGCGGAGGGCGCGCAGCGCCATTGGTGCGGCGACCGCGACCAGGGGGACGTGTGGCAGATCAAGAAACCTGCCCGTAACGACCTGCACCCGACGATGAAGCCGGTGGAACTGGTGGAGCGGGCGATTCGCAACTCGAGCCGGCCCGGTGATGTGGTGCTCGACGCGTTTGGCGGTTCGGGTACGACGCTGATTGCAGCAGAGAAGGCGGCGCGCGTGGCGCGCCTGATCGAACTGGATCCCAAGTACGTCGACGTGATCGTCAGGCGTTGGGAGCAATACACTGGGGAGACGGCTATACGCGAGGCGGCAGACGAAGGGGTGTGCGCCAATTGAGCAGTCCCTTGGCTGCCGGTTCCACCGCCTGCTCTTCCGCGATTCGCTTGAGCAGCTGCAAGCTCTGGAGATCACGGGGGAGCACCGTGGTCAGCAGGCGGATGACCTGCTCGATGGAGAGGTCCTGGCGGCGGTTCTGGATCAACCAGCGCAGCGCCTGCTCGCGCTCGGATGCGCGGGTGTGGGGAAGGGGGCGCATCGTGTGCTCCTTGTCGTTGACCGTTGCGATGACAGTAGTAACGCGCTGTTCGATGCCAAAGCCAAGCCTCACCTGTCGCGAATGCGACGCGACTTCGCACCAGCGCCGAACCCGCCCCGGAGGGCGGCATCGAAATACAGCAGGTGGATCAGGATTCGGGGTCTTTGGCGTACAGGTCCCCGCTGGTGATATCGGCGACGTAGACGACGTTGCGGAAGTCGCCGGGTTCATCGGCGATGCTGACGCCGCCGATCGCCGCGAGCGCGACACCGTATTTGCGGGTGAGGGCGGTGAGCTCGGTGACGAAAGCGTTGTAGTTGGCGGTGGTGATGTCCATGTTTTTGTCCTCTTGGTTGATGTCGTTGCGACACCTGTATGAACGCGCTGTTCGAAGAGGAAGCCAAGTTGTTCCTGGCTTCTTTCCCGGTTAGTTGTGATCAGTCGACGCGGGCCACGTACCGCGCGTAGTCGCTACCCTCCGGATTGACATACAGGGTGGGGCGACCGGGTGCGGTGACCTCGATGCAGAGGTACTTGCCGAGATAGCCGCCGCCCTTGCCGCGCAGCCAGTCGCGGGACATCAGGAGGTTGTTCGCGAATTCGTCGAATTCCGCCGTGGTGAGGTGCTTGGTCTCAGTGACGTAGACCTCGCCGTATTCCCCGCCGCACACCTGGATCAGATCGGCAGGTTTGCGGGCAAAGGGCAGGCGCTGGTTCAGTTTCTCGGTTTGGATCACGGCGTTACCGATGACCAGGGTGCAGGGCGTGCGTTTGATGGTGGTGCTCATGGTGTGTTGTCCTTGGGGTTGGCGTCGTCAATCACGACAACGACATGAACGCGCTGTTCCGGTCACAAGCCAAGCGCTGTTCGCTGCCTCAGCGGGGGCCGTTGCCATCGCAGTCGGCCCCGCGCGACATCAGGCGGACTGGTCGGTGGCCTCTGCTGCGGTTCGATAGACGCGCTCGCTATCGCCCGACTTCTCGGAAATGATGGTCAGGCCCAGCCGCTTCTTGAACGTGCCAGCAAACGCGCCGCGCACCGTGTGTGCCTGCCAGCCGGTGGCTTCGCAAATCTGCTTCACCGTCGCGCCTTCCGGCCGGGCCAGCATCGCGACGACCTGGGCTTGCTTGCTGTTCTCGCGCGTGCGGGCCACCTTGCGCGGCTGCTCGGCCTCTGCGGCGGGCTGCTCGGACTGCGGCGCGTCGAGCCCCAGGGCGTTGTAGCCTGCGGCCGTGACCAGCCAGTCGTCGCCGCTGGCGGCAATCAGGGTGCGCTTCGCGAGCCCTTCGAGCACCTTCTTGCGTGCGCCGCCTTTGATGTTGTCGGGGAACCATTCGATCTTGCCGCCGGTGTGCGAAATGGCGTAGGCGAGGATCGCGTGCTGTGCCGGGGTCAGTTGTTGCGTGGTCATGTGTTGTTCCTTCGAGGTGGTTTGAACGTGGTGTGATGAACGCGCTGTTCGGCAGAGAAGCCAAGCGCTTTGTGCTGGAGGTTGCCGGGCAGGCGATGCCGCCCGGCGCGGCATGTCAGGCGTGGTCGTCTTCCTCGTCCTCGCCGCTCTCGATTTCTTCGATGGTGTCCTGCAGGGTGCATCCCGATCTGCCAAGGTAGCCGTGGTCGTGGGAGATCGCGCAGGTGAGGTGCGCCATCCAGTAGTCCTCGGCGCGAGCCAGGGCGCTACCGAATCCGCCGGCTTTCAGAATGCCGCGCACGTTTTCGATCAGGTCGAGCATCTGCTCCTTGATCTGGGTTAGCTCTTCGACCACGTCGCTTGGGGTCAGGGTTTTGCTCATCGTGTGCTCCGGTTGATGTGTTGTGTTGCTGAGCACATGAACGCGCTGTGCTGCACAGAAGCCAAGCGCTATCCGCAAGAATTCAAATCAGATGGGAATTTCGATTCGAGCCTATGCACGGCATCGAGGCGTGTCCGACGCCGCCGTGCGCAAAGCCATTGCCACCGGCCGTATCACGCCGGAAGCCGATGGCACCGTCGATGCGGACCGCGCCGATGCAGAATGGGCACGCAACACCGAAGCGCCGCGCAACGGCACGCGTACCCGGCCCGTGCGGGTCGCCGTGCCGCAGGAGGGCGGCCAGGCCCCGGACGGGCCGGCGTCGTCGCACACGGGCGGCACGTCGCTGCTGCAGGCCCGCACCGTCAACGAGGTGGTCAAGGCGCAGACCAACAAGGTGCGTCTAGCCCGCCTCAAGGGCGAACTGGTGGACCGCTCGCAGGCCATCGCGCACGTGTTCACGCTGGCGCGCGCCGAGCGCGATGCATGGTTGAACTGGCCGGCGCGCGTCTCCGCGCAGATGGCGGCGGCGCTGGGCATCGACCCACACTCGATGCACGTCGCGCTGGAAGCGGCTGTGCGTAACCACCTGCAGGAGCTGGGCGAGCTGCGCCCGCGCGTGGATTGATGCTGGTCGCGGATTACGAAGGCGCCGCCGAAATCGAGCGCGCCTGGCGTGAGGGACTGACGCCGGATCCGCTGCTGACCGTCTCCGAATGGGCCGACCGCCACCGCATGCTGTCGAGCAAGGCTTCGGCCGAGCCCGGGCGCTGGCGCACCAACCGCACGCCGTACCTGCGCGCGATCATGGATTGCCTGTCGCCGACCTCGGCCATCGAACGGGTGGTCTTCATGAAGGGAGCACAGGTTGGCGGCACCGAGTGCGGCAGTTGCTGGATCGGCTACGTCATCCACCACGCGCCCGGTCCCATGATGGCCGTCTGGCCCACGGTGGAGATGGCCAAGCGCAACTCCAAGCAGCGGATCGATCCGTTGATCGAGGAGTCGCCTGCGCTGGCCGAGCGCATCGCGCCAGCCCGTTCGCGGGACTCGGGCAACACCATCCTCGCCAAAGAGTTCAGGGGCGGCGTGCTGGTCATGACCGGCGCCAACAGCGCGGTGGGTTTGCGCTCGATGCCGGTGCGCTACCTGTTTCTCGATGAGGTGGACGGCTACCCGCTGGACGTCGAGGGCGAAGGCGACGCGATCTCGCTCGCCGAGGCCCGTACCAGGACGTTCGCGCGCCGCAAGATTTTCATCGTGTCGACGCCGACTATCTCCGGCGCCAGCACCATCGAACGCGAATATGACGCCTCCGACCAGCGCCGGTTCTTCGTGCCATGCCCGCATTGCGATCACCGTCAGTGGCTGCGCTTCGAGCAACTGCGATGGACCAAGGGCGAGCCTGACACGGCGGCCTACATCTGCGAAGCGTGCGAGGACCCCATCCATGAGCACCACAAGGCGTGGATGCTGGAGCAGGGCGAATGGCGGGCGATGGCGGAGGCGGTCGGCCGCACGGCAGGCTTTCACCTGTCCTCGCTCTACAGCCCCGTGGGTTGGCGCAGCTGGCGCGATATTGCCGCTGCCTGGGAGAGCGCGGTGAGCAAGGAAAGCGGCTCGGCGGCGGCGATCAAGACCTTCCGCAACACCGAGCTTGGCGAGACCTGGGTCGAGGAGGGTGAGGCACCCGACTGGCAACGCCTGCTGGAGCGCCGCGAGGACTATCCGATCGGCACCGTGCCGGCGGGCGGCCTGCTGCTCTCCGCTGGCGCCGACGTGCAGAAGGACCGGATCGAAGTCTCGGTCTGGGCGTTCGGGCGTGGCAAGGCATCCTGGCTGGTGGAGCACCGCGTGTTGATGGGCGACACCGCCCGCGACGGGGTGTGGAAGCGACTCGGGGAACTGCTCGGCGAGCAGTGGACCCATGCCAGTGGCGTGTCGATGCCGTTGGCGCGCCTTGCGCTCGACACCGGCTTCGCCACGCAGGAAGCCTACGCCTTCGTGCGCGCCTGCCGTGACGCGCGGGTGATGGCAGTCAAGGGCATGGCGCGCGGCGCCGCGCTGATCGGCTCGCCCACGGCGGTTGACGTCTTGCGCAATGGCAAGAAGCTGCGTCGGGGCATCAAGGTCTTCATGGTGGCAGTTAGCATCGCCAAGCTCGAGCTCTACAACAACCTGCGCAAGGCTGCCGACGTGGCGGAGGACGGCGAGACCATCGTGTTCCCCACGGGGTTTGTCCATCTGCCGAAGGTGGATGCGGAATTCCTGCAGCAGCTGTGTGCCGAGCAACTGATCACGAGGCGCAATCGCACTGGCTTCCCGATCCGCGAGTGGCAAAAGATGCGCGAGCGCAACGAAGCACTGGACTGCTACGTGTACGCGCGGGCTGCCGCCAGCTCGGCGGGCCTGGATCGCTTCGAGGAGCGCCACTGGCGCGAGCTGGAGCGACAACTGGGCCTGGCGCCGCCGCCCGATGTTCCACCTCCAACCGAACCACCGGTCCCCACAGATGCCACCGCTCGCGGTGGCATCGCCGTTTCTGGACCCCGTGCCGGGGTCCGTCGAGCCAGCCGGCGCGTGATCAAGAGCCGCTGGCTGTCCTGAGCACCCCGGTGCTCGCTTTTCTGATACCCGGAGTTCATTCCCCATGAGTTTGCAGACTCGCATCGAATCCCTGATCCAGCGCCTCGCGTCGGAGTTCAAGACCATCCATGAGCAGGTGGGCACGCTCGCCCGGCTGTCGACCACGGACAAGACCAGCCTGGTCGCGGCGATCAACGAGCTGCGCGCGCAGTTCGACAAGCTGGCCAATGCCGCGCTGATCGATGACGCCAACGCGGCCGGCACCACGACCACGTTCTCCGCCTCGCGTATCACCAGCCTGCTGGACGCACTGAAGGCCGACCTGCTCGGCGGTGCGGACGCGGCCTTCGACACCCTGAAGGAACTGCAGGACGCGATCCTCAAGGACCAGACCGGCATCGCCGCGTTGCTGGCCGCCGTGGACCGCCGCGTGCGTTTCGATGCCGCGCAGGCGCTGACCGCCGATGAGCAGGCCCAGGCCCGCCAGAACATCGGTGCGGTGGCGGCTGCCGCCATCGGCGACCCCGAGACCGACTTTGTGCCGGTCTTCGAGGCGGCGCTGTCGGGCGCCTGACCCGCCGCCGATGTCGCTGACCGGAAACATCGCCGAGCTTGCCGCCGCCATTGCCCAGGAGGTGCGCGCGCGCATCACGGCGGACCACCCGGGCTTGGCCCGCGCCTGGGTGTGCTTCGGCACCGTCGGCGACCAGGCGGTGATCCGGTCGGCCTTCAACGTCGACAGCGTGATCCGCGTCGGCACTGGCAAGTACCGCGTGGTCTTCGCTGAGCCGATGCCCGATGACACCTACTGCTGGGTCGCCTTCGCCCGCAACGCGGGACGGCAGTCCGCCATGAAGGTTGCCGCCGCCCGCGTGCGGGCCGAGGCCAAAACCGCCGCGTTCGTGGAGGTCATCTGCACGACCGCGGCCGGGACGCTGACCGACACCTCCGAACTCAACCTGATCGTATTCCGCTGATGGCATATACCGAAGCGCAGCTTCAAGCGCTGGAGGCCGCGCTCGCAAAGGGCGAGCGTCGCGTCACCTTCCAAGACAAGACCGTCGAGTACCGCTCGGTCGACGAGCTCAAGATGGCGATCCGCGAGGTGCGGCGTGGCCTGTTCGAGCAGGCCGCCGAAACCGGGCTGTGGCCGGGTGCCCCGCGCCAGATCCGCGTGACGACCGGCAAAGGGTTCTGATGGCCCGAGCTGTATCTCGAACCCCTGGCCGAACCTCTGGTGGCTGGTTCGCACGGATCCGCAGCGTGTTCGGCCAAGCACCGGTCCACGAGGCTTCCGGCCGAGGCCGGCGCTCGCTCGCCTGGATGCCCAGCAACCCAGGAGCGGTGGCGGCGCTGCTCGCCAGCGGCGCGGACCTGCGCATCAAGAGCCGCGATCTGGTCCGGCGCAATGCCTGGGCGCAGGCCGGCATCGAGGCGTTTGTCGCCAACGCGGTCGGCACCGGCATCAAGCCGCAGAGCCTGTCCACCGATGACGCCTTCAAGGCCGAGGTGCAGGCGCTGTGGCGCGACTGGACGGCCGAGGCGGATGCAGCCGGCCAGACGGACTTCTACGGCCTGCAGGCGCTCGCCTGTCGAGCCATGCTCGAAGGCGGCGAGTGCTTGATACGCCTGCGCCCGCGCCGCGAAGAGGACGGTCTCGCCGTGCCGCTGCAATTGCAACTGCTGGAGGCCGAGCACCTGCCGATGACCTTGAACGTCGACCTGCCATCTGGCAACGTGGTTCGCTCGGGCATCGAGTTCGACAACCTGGGGCGCCGGGTGGCCTACCACCTGTACCGATCTCATCCGGACGACGGCCGGCTCGCGCCGATGTCGGGGCAGGGCGGGCTCGATACCGTGCGGGTCGATGCGAGCGAGGTGATCCACCTGTTCCGCGTGCTGCGGCCCGGCCAGATCCGGGGCGAGCCGTGGTTGTCCCGCGCACTGGTCAAGTTGAACGAACTCGACCAGTACGACGACGCGGAGCTGGTGCGCAAGAAAACCGCCGCAATGTTCGCAGGCTTTGTCACCCGCCAGAGCCCGGAGGACAACCTGATGGGCGAGGGCCTGCCGGACGAGGCGGGTATTTCGCTGGTCGGGCTGGAGCCTGGGACGCTGCAGATTCTGGAGCCGGGCGAGGACATCAAGTTCTCGGATCCGGCCGACGTGGGCGGATCCTATGGCGAGTTCCTGCGTACGCAGTTCCGCGCTGTCGCCGCGGCCCTGGGCATCACCTACGAGCAACTGACCGGTGACCTGACCGGCGTCAACTACTCGTCCATCCGGGCGGGTTTGCTGGAGTTCCGCCGTCGCTGCGAGATGGTGCAGCACAGCGTGCTGGTCCACCAGATGTGCCGCCCGGTGTGGGCCGCCTGGATGAAACAAGCCGTGCTCTCCGGCGCGCTGGTCGCCCCCGGGTTCGCGCGCGGCGGGGTTGCCCGCCGCCGTCAGTACCTGCAGGCGAAATGGGTCCCACAGGGCTGGCAGTGGGTGGACCCCGAGAAAGAATTCAAAGCGATGTTGGTAGCCATCCGTGCCGGCCTGATGAGCCGCTCGGAAGCTATCTCCACCTTCGGCTACGACGCCGAGGATACCGATCGCGAGATTGCCGCCGACAACGCCCGTGCCGACGCGCTCGGCTTGGTTTTCGATTCCGACCCGCGCCACACCGCGAAGGATGGCGCTGCGGCGTCCCGCACGGGCACCACCACCGGCGAGCCCGTCGCCGCCTGAAGGATTTCCATGACCCTGTTGCCTCATCTGGCGACACGCCTGTTCGGCGTGCCGCTGGCGATTGATCGCCCGAAACTCGACGTGATCCTGTCGGTGCTGGGGCCGCGCGTGGGCTTGGCCAACCTGGCCCCGCCGGGCGACTACACGCCGGCCCCGCGCGGCCCGGCCCGCGGCCACGCCCAGATCGCCGTGATCCCGATTCACGGCACGCTGGTGCGGCGCACCGTGGGCCTGGAGGCCGAATCGGGGCTTGCGAGCTATACCGCCATCGGCGACCAACTGGACGCGGCGCTGGCCGATCCCGGCGTTGCTGCGATCCTGCTCGACGTCGACAGCCCGGGCGGCGAGTCGGGCGGGGTGTTCGATCTGGCCGACCGCATCCGCGCTGCCGCCGCCGTCAAACCGGTCTGGGCGGTCGCCAACGACATGGCGTTCTCGGCGGCCTACGCGCTCGCCAGCGCCGCGTCGCGCCTGTTCGTCTCGCGCACGGGCGGCGT